TGATGATGTTAGATACGCCAAAGATTTGCAGTGTTTTCTCCAGTTTAGATCCACCAGGCTGTGTAGTAATTACTGTGATCGGATCGAAGAAATCTAGGTTTAGGGCTGCTACTACACCTGTATCGTAGTTAGGGGTGTATAGGTCTAGCTCGATGGCATCGCATCGGATAGTGGTCTCAGCACGGCTAGCCACATAAGCCCTGGCATAATCTAGGGCTACGGCATCGGTCTGCATTAGCAGGTCTTGTTGGTTATATGAATGAATAAAATACTTGTCAATACTCGCTTGATTGCTAGCAGATTGCACAGTGCCACCAGTCCTGGTTATCTGGGCAGAATTGAATATAAGGGTGTCATCTAGTTTCCAGGCTGCATTAGCGTAGGGGATACCTGTGCCATCATCTGCAAAGATTGTAGGTGTGTTACCAATACTGGCTGTGGCTGTTAGGCGATCCTTAAATATAAATGAGCCGTCAAAGCCTACATATATTGCGCCGTACTCTGACTGGGCGACAGTCTGCATAGCACCTAAAGCAGTGCGTGGAGTGCCTGGATCATTCTGTAATGTAGTTTGCCCTGCATCTATCTGGCGCTGTGATAATGGCCAGTCGATCTCGTCTAATATCTCATTAATGCGTGTACCTGATAGGTCGCCAGTTGTAGCACCTGTGACTGTAGAGATCTGGGCATTGTAAGCTAGGCGCATCGCATCTACGGCCTGTATGGTTGTGTAGGCAACCTCCGTGGCATCTTTAGGTTGTGTGTTTACATAACTTGTGATAAAGCCTGTGAATAAAGGGTAAGTCACATTTTGGAAATTAGCAGATATCTGCACCTTTTTCATAGGGGTCAATAAACCAAAATAAGGCCCAGTCGGATTTGTAGGGTTAAAGTCACCATTCTGATCTACTATGCGTAATGTTAATTGACCTGTCTGAAATTGATCGAATAAAGCATTACGGCCTACAGCTGTTTGAATAAAGTTAATACGATCTGACACGTCAACAATTACGGCTACTGCATCTGCCAATACGTTTGTGCCTAATACGCCAATATCCAACTGCATAGCCTGAGCCGTGCTAGGCCCAGTGCTAAAATTAATAATTGCATTAATTGTAGGAGCACTCATTGAAGTAGAATTAACGATCCACGAGGAACTACGCCATTACCTAATTTAATTACATTACCCACAGCATCTTGGATATAACGTTCTAAGTCTTGGTTATTGCTTAATACTGCGCCAGTGTTTACAGTGGTATTGATTACTGTTGGTGCTGCTGCTGCTGCGGCAGCTGTAGTCGCACTAGATGGCATACCACCTGGCACGGAATATTGACCTGCTTGCGCAAAAAATGCATCAGCCTGTGCCTGTAATCTTGCAGATGAGGCAGCCAAGCCTGCTGCTGCGCCCGCTTCAATCCCCATCGATTTAAATTGGCCAACTAAACTGGTAAAAATTTGATCGTATTTATTTGGCAAAGTATTCAAAGCATTAGCGGCATCGGTAGCAGCAGTGGCTAATAGATCGGCAGCTGTCTTGGCATTTAACTCTGCATTGTATTTCTTAGCCAAAGCCTCGTTATTATCTAGTATGGCTATCTTTGCCTGAATACGTAACTTAGTCTCAGCATCTGTAGCCTCGGCTAGCGCCTTCATTAAGCCTATGCGTTCAACATCAAACTTTTCCGATAACTTATCTACTTCGGTTTTAGCCTTCATCTTGTTAATTTCATCTTGGCGTAATTTATTAGAAGTTCTTAATAATTTGTTTGCTCGTTCTATATCTGCTGTTGCACTAGCGCCTAGTGAATAAGTGAAATTAGATGTGGGTTTATTTCGTTCTTTGCTTGCTTGTTTTGCCAATGTTTCTAAATATGGCCCTAAAACTGGTATGAAACTTAATGGCCCGCCTAAATTTTTAGCGGTTCCTTCAAATCCAAAAAATTCTTTAGTTTTGGCAATAAGTAAAGCCATACCATAAGTAACATCTGCAATATCCGTTGCAAGATCTGTCATAGCATCGCTTAAATTTTCTATAGAATTATCTTTAGCTAATAATTGCAAAGAATCTAATAAACCTTTACCAATAATTTCTGACGCATCTGCTGCGGCAACTTTCAGAAGATCCATTTTGCCAGCATAAGTATCTAACCTAGCTGCTGATTGGCCTGCAAACTTCTGATTAAGTTCGGCCATAATTTTTTCCATATTGCCAGTTTTAAGCGTGGCCTTACTTATGCCTGCGCCCAACCTGCTAAGTCCAGCAGTGTTACCAGAATATGCTCGTGTTAAAGCTGCGCTGACTTGCTCTACTGACTTGCCTGTAGCTGCGCTGATATTAAGAGCAGTGGCTAAAGCATCTTGGCTTTGAGTAACAGATCCAGTAACAGTCAATAATTGTTGAAACGCAGGTCGTAATTCGTCATCTAATACGCCAGTAGTTTTTTGTAAGTTTGCTATGTAGTATTCAACGCTTGGCGCAGAAAATGCAAAACCAGTATTTTTAAGTTGCAATTCTAACGCTTTAGCCGCTTTCTCGTCAGCCATAAATGCAGCTACAGCCTGCTTGCTAAATGCTAATAATTTTTGAGCGCCAAAAACTCCTGCAAAGGTTTTGCCTAAAGTTTTAAGAGTTTTGTCAAACGCACCAATTTCTTTTTGGCCCTTTTTTAATCCTTTATTATCAAAGGTGCTGACTGCGCTGACAATTAAATTAGCCACTATGCTGCCTTACGTAGTTGTGTTTTTTTATTAAAGTCTGTTGCCACTGTATTTATTGCAGAGACCACAGCAGGGATAACTTTGTTAGATTTCTCAAACCACGCCCTGTAAATTAATCGGCCTCGTTGCTTGCCTTCACCCTTCATCTGGCTAATTGATTCAGCAGATTCTATAAACTGGATGCCAGCATTAGGGTTAAGACTTTCAGAATTGGATGAGCCTCGGCGGTTTTTACGGCCAGCAGTTTCAAAAATTGCGCCAGGTGCTGATATGTTTGCTACGTAGAATGCTGCTGCAAAACCACTGCGATTGCGCCTATTTGTGCCAGCGTTGTATTTAATTAGAGATCTTGCTAAAGAATAATCGTATGCTGGGAATGCTCTAAATTTAATTGTTTCAGCTGAGGCAGTGCCCTTACCCCAGCCGCTTAATACTTCATTTTGGCGTGGTAAATAACCACGTGCTGTATCTCGGACAGTAAGCATCGCTGTTTTAATATCTTTAGCCATTTGCTTATTCAGCTCTGGCTCTACTTCTCTCATAGCCTTCTGGAGTTGCTTAACGCCGTTTACTACGACTGGCATTTCGAATCTCCTTAGCTCTGTCGGTTAGGACTTGTATGATTGCGGCATACATTTCGCTATCCATATCAATAAACTCTCTAGGCGGTATCCCAGTCTCTACACTCAGCTGTGCGATGCTGTAAAGGATTGAATCCCGCTGTGTTATTTTTTTTCTTCGTCTAATACCTCGACAGTATCTAAGCTGTCAATAAACTCATCAAACGATAGAGATACCTGACCGCCAGCCCTGCGTAAACATTCCCAAGCCAACCAGAATATGTCTGACTGCTTCTCATCTTCACGCAAGGCCTTGCTAATTCCCATACCTCGTTTTAACTCGAAAGCGTACTCGACACCTGGTGTTATCTTATGTTCTGATACTTCACCATTAGCCCTTGTTATCTTTAGCTTTGCCATTGTTACTCCTTAATTAGAATGCCACCGATGGGGACACTGTTACTGCGGAGTTTATCGTAAATGTTACTGAAGAGGTAGCGATCTCAGCCACGCCGCCTTGACCCACTGGGGTTAGGTTATTTACCAAAATTGAGAATTGGTAAGATGGGTTTGCTGCTGATACTACTGTGCCTTTAACTGTAATCATTGATACAGAGATTGTCTGACCAAAACAGTCATTCAAAGTTTGCATTACCTGAGCAGATGCCCAGTCATTGATAAAGTCAAGTGTTAAAGTGCCAGATTGTAGACCTGCCACAAACTTGTGGGCTGTGTCGCCCATAGCTGTTACTTCTAGCTCATCCGCTACTTGGTTGATTACTGCATTGGTTACGTATGCAGAAATGTCAATAGAAGGTGTTGTCTTGGCCGCTGCTGTTGCCAACTTAACACCAACATTGTTATTTAAATAGATTGCCATTGTTATTCCTCATCTTTCTTTGTTTGTGCAGTTGGTTTTGGTGCTTCTTTGATCTGACCTGTCTTAATTAAGAAGGCTAAATCTTCTGCTTGTGTGCTCATTTTAACTCCAGCTCGTTAGGATTGATACGGTTATTTCTGATGTTAATAAATCTCCACTAGCTGCGTTTGTGATAGCTGGAGCGGAGACACTTGATATGTTGTAAACCAGGGTCGATGCCGCTAGTTTAGTTACGACTGCCACAATAAAATTTTCCATACCTAGCAAGTTGCCTTGATTGTCAAATGCCGGTGTGGTTATTAAAATCTTAAAATTAGCCAGGGGTGATATGCCTGTCTGGCTGTTATTGTTTGGCACAATATAAGGATCGCTAGGCGTTACTACTACGCTATTAGCAAGTAATGTTGCTGGCGGGAATGCAAAAGTAGACCATACTCCAGCGTTTGCTAAAGCGGTTGCTAGCGTGCCACGTAGGGTGCTTATTGCGGCCATTAGCCGACCAGTGAATTAGGACTTGAATACGGTTGGATGAGGCCTCTGATCCTGTTTATCAGTTGGTACCCCATCCTGTAAGGACTTGCAGATACCCCATCCATACCTACCCCACCAGTCTGGCTAACTTGACGTGCTTGCCAGATGTCTACAGCTACGATCATCGCAGCCTCTCTGATGGCAGGGGTCGCAGTGTAAGCCTGTGCTTTATGCTCTGGGCCAAGGGCTCGGCCGTATGGTTTAACAAAATGAAAGTTGTCATCCGCAGCTGTCTTTGCGTATTGTATAAAGCTGTAGCCGTTAGGGTATGAACTTAATGCGTATGTACTCCAAAACATTGTGCCGATTGAAGCGGGCACTGTAGTACCTGGGAATGATCCTGTTAATGTGTATGTGCCGTTATACGTTGCACCGCAATTAGATACTGTTATTGATTGACCTGTAGTAAATATGCCAGGGTTTGATAAAACTAAAGTTGCTAC